CTCTGCCCTAACTATCGAGGCTCATTTGCAGAAGTTGAGGATGGTTGAGGGGTTTGTGCCCAATCTTGTGGTGATTGATTATTTAGGGCTGATGCGACCAGCCGACAGGCAGATTAAAATTGAGGCTTCAAGTGGTGGGCGGTATTATGTGCTTGGGACTATTACGAAGGAGTTACTCGCTTTGGCTCACCAGTATAATTTTGCCATATGGTTGCTTCATCAGTCGACTCGTGGATCGAGGACGAAGAAACTCGTAGACCTCCAGCATTCTGGCGACTCGATTGAGCCGATGAGAGATGCCGACCTGATTATCACTCTGAATCAAACCGATGAGGAAGCTAAGAGGGAAGGTCTCCAAGAGATGATCTTCTTTGTGGCTGGTGGTCGAGAGGTTCAAGATCGAATAGCTCTCACTCTCTATATAGACAAGTCACTTTGTTGGCTAACTGATACTAAAGAGGCTATTAATGAGTCAGCTAATACTCTTTGAAGATTTAGAAAAAAAAGATAAAAAGTTGTGGAGAGGGGCAAGATGGGCTTATTCAAGATTTCATACTCCATGTGAAAATTGTCCACTTCATCAGAGACAGGATCAGGGTAGAGTTAATAGTTTTGGTGATTTCTCCACGGCACGGGTCGTTCTCGTAGGCGAAGCACCTGGAAGAGAGGAAGTAGAACAGGGGCGTCCTTTCGTAGGGCGTGCTGGAAGATTGCTTCGTCAAGTTCTCAAAGAGGTCGGGATTAAGGAGAGTGAGGTAGTTTTTACAAATGTTTGCCGATGTCGCCCTCCAGGAAACAGGACCCCAACTAAAAAAGAAATACAGTGTTGTATGAAATATCTCCGTAGTGAACTTGAGGGTTTTGATGGGTTGGTAGTGTTGCTTGGGGCAACTCCTCTGTCTGCTTTTCTTGGTCGAGGTACTATTTCTAGTTATCGTGGTTATGGTTTCTCTTTGGGAGGGAAGCAGTTTTTCGTAACCTATCATCCTTCTTACATTCTTCGTAGAGGAACTTCAGCTATTCGAAAGCTATTCACTGATGATTTGCGTAAAGTGAGAAAATGGCTTGACACGGAGAAGCAAGTTCCTTTTGTTTTGATCAACTCTACTGAGGAGCTGGAGCGGTTTTTGACTACTTTACCTGCTGAAGGGGAGTTTTCTTTTGATATTGAGACAACGGGGCTGAGTCCCTTTGCTCATGAAGCTAAAATTCTTTCAATTGCTTTTTCCGATGGAAGCCAAAGTTGGGTACTGCCTTTGGAACATCAAGATAGCAATTTTGCAACATCATCAGAGCAGATTGTTGATAAACTTGTCCACACTTTCAGGGAGAAACGAATAAAACTGATGGGGCATAATGCTAAGTTTGATTTGTTATGGTTGCGAGTTCTGTATGGAGTGGATAATCTTAATCTTGTTTTCGACACTATGGTAGGTAATTATTTGTTAGTTGGGAATAATGCTCCACAAGGATTGAAAAATTTAGCATGGTATTATACGGATTATGGGGGGTATGAGGTTTTGGATACTGGCTCTCTGATTGATTATCCATTGGAGCAGATTGCTGGCTATAATGCAATGGATGCTTTTGTTACCTATCTTGTGGCGGAGAAGATAAGACACTTATTATCTGAGAGACAGTTGTTTCTTGCGGAGAAAATCCTTGCTCCTGTAAGTCAGGTTTTAGTGGAAATGGAAGCGGATGGATTACAAATCCATACCGAAAATTTGGAAACTCTTTTGATGAGACGATTGCTCAAATTCAGGAGATCGAGGAGAGATTGCATTCATATCCCGAGGTGCAACAGATTGAGAAAGAGACTGGAGAGCTTGTCAAATTCAACTCCCCACAGCAGTTGGTTAGAGTGTTGAAAAGAATCGGACTTCTGCCATCGAAGAAAACAAAGAAGGGGGCAATTTCCGTAGATGAAGAAGCTTTGAAGGAGATTAAGACTAAGCATCCTTTCATTGAGGATATCCTGAAGTATCGAGAAGTGCTTAAGCTATACACTACTTATCTGAAGCCGTATTCTAAGAGTTTATCTTCAGGGATTATTCGAGGCAACTACTTATTGACGAGAACGGCTACTGGTAGGCTGGCTTGTCATGATCCGAATCTTCAGAACATTCCCTATGAGATTCGGCGAGTTTTCACTGCCAAGCGGGATTACTTGGTCGAAGTGGATTATTCACAATTGGAGTTGCGGGTGATGGCGATGTATTCCAAGGACAAGTCTTTTATTTCTGCTTTCAAGAATGATGAGGATATTCATGAAAAGGTGCGGTATAGTATTTTTGGGGATAATTCTCATCTCTCCTCTGCCCGACGGACGAAACAGCGATCTGAGGCAAAGAGCGTAAATTTTGGGATTATTTACGGAGTGAGTGAGCATGGGTTGGCTAGTATGTTGGGGGTATCAAAAAAGCGGGCAAGAGAAATGATTGAAACTTTTTTTGCCTCTCACCCAGCCATTAAGGAGTTTATTGATTATGTGAAAGATTTTGTTATGAAGCACTCGTATTTTGAGACTTTCTTTGGCAGAAGGCGACAGTTTAATTTTCATCCTGCGATGGAGCAAGCATTGAGAGAGAAGATATGTCGAGAGGCAATCAATTTTCCAATCCAATCAACTGCTAGAGACTTAGTATTCGATGCGGAGGTTAGGGTTTGGAGATGGATGAGAGAGAATAGATTAGAGTCTAGGATGGTGGCAGATGTGCATGACTCCGTAATATTTGATGTTGTTGAGGATGAGTTAGAGGAGCTTTTGGTAAATGTAAAACTGATTATGGAGGACTTTTCTCATTTCGACTGGGTTAATGTGCCACTGAAGATAGATATTAAGATAGGCACTGTTTGGGGTGAATTGGAGGAGCTTGAGCTATAAAAATTGATTTTTATGGAGAAATTTATTGTAATATGAAGAAAATGGTAAAAAATTTGATAAAAAGATTGATTTTTATGAGAAAAATTATTATAATATAAGAGAGAGTGAAAAAAGAGGTAAGAAGTGATAAAAATATGTCCTAAATGTGGAAAGAAAATGATAAAGCGATATGAAGACTATATCCTGCCAACAAATCCTCCTCAGTATCCTTGGTATTGGTGGTGTGGGTGTGGGCATATAGAGAGGGGAGGGATAGATGAGGTTCGTAATATGGAGCAAATATACCGATTGCTATGGCGAGAGGTAAATAAGGGGGAATAGTTCTAATGTTTAAAGACCCATTAAGACAAAAATTTATCGAACGTGAAAGGGAGAGAGAAAGAGAAAGGCTCTTGGAAGAATTGGCAAAATTGGAAGAACGATCAGAGATGTGCAAAAAGGGCAAGTGTTGTTTTATTGGGGTTAGTCAGGATGAGTGTTTTTATAATTCAAATGCAGGGTGCCTTTGTCCACCAAACGAAGACGGGCTTCTCTTTTGTGAGTGGTTAGAGCACAAGATTTCTCGGATTGAGGAAACTTTGGCTCATTTGTGAAAGGAGAAGACAAAATGAGAATTTGCTATGCTCCAAGACATTCAGGGAAATCTGAGGCTTATCTAAGAATGAGGCCAAGTGAGGAGGATTGAGATGGGCATAGAAAAAGAGATAAAGTTTCATTTAAGATGTGATGGATGTAGAGGTTATTTAATGTATAAAGAAGGATGGAATTTGGATAACTATCACAGAATTTCAGAACTTATAGATAGTGCAAAAGAAGCCGGCTGGGTATCTTGTAAGGGTAAATGGTATTGCCCTAATTGCCAAGAGAAATTGGGAATTAAGGCTAATAATGAGGATTAAAAATGCCTAAGAAAACTTCAATCTCAGGATCATGGTTAGCTTTTTGGTTATCGGTTATTTTGATTGTGGTATTTCTTGTGATTGGGATTTTAACAATGATTAGGGGGTAAATTATGAACAAAATAAACAAAATAATCAAATTTTTCCATAAACACAGAATTATAGATAGTCATATAGGGATATGGAAAATTCATCTCTGGCTATATGTTTTTGCAACTTATTATAGCTATTTTAGACTTCTCTGTAAGGTTTAATCCTAACAAAAGACCAAGATTGTTTTCTTTTAAATTCAAGATTTTTGGCATAGGGATTGATACTGATAAAAGATATCATGAAAAGGTTCATAAGAGAGTAGATGAATATTTCAAGAAAAAAGAACAAGCATTAAAGGAATTTAAAGATAATCTTAGCGAAGCACAAAGAAAACTTATACAAGAATATGAATATTTAAGATGGGGATAAACCATGAATAAAACAAAAATCGAATGGACTGACATGACATGGAACCCGATCAAAGGCCTCTGCCCGATGGGATGTTATTACTGCTATGCTAGGCGGTTTTATCGGCGGTTTAAATGGAATCCTGAAATTAGGCTGGACGAGAAAGAATTACTTAAGCCCTTGAACCTTAAAAAGCCAAAGAAAATTTTTGTTTGTTCAACAATCGAATTGTTTCATCCGGATATACCAAAAGATTATCGGGATTCAGTTTTTGAGATCATTGAAAGGACTCCTCAGCATACTTATCAGGTGCTTACAAAACTCCCCGCCTTTGTTGATAGAGAGATGCCGGCTAATGTGTGGTTAGGAGCATCGCTTGAATGTTTAGAGTATCCCGATATTTTAAGAATACTTTATTTAGTAAGGGATTGTAATGCCAAAATTAAATTTATTTCATTAGAACCTTGGTTAGACTATTCAATAAGGCATCTTAGAATATTATCCTTGATAGATTGGCTTATCATTGGTGGAATTACAGGGGTAAAAGGGAATCAGCCAACTAAAGAACAAATTGCTAAAGTTGTTGAGATTGCCCATGAAAACAATATCCCAGTTTTCATAAAAGATAACCTAGCCGATATTTGGGGAGAGCCTTTAATCCGGGAATTTCCAAAAACAATCAGGAGATAAAAAATGACTTATAACTGGAAGGATGAATCGGTAATAGTAATAAACAGGAGTCTTTTAGGAGGTTGGTTTTGCATCAAAGACAATTTAACTGAAGATGAGCTATTAGTGGCTATTGATAAGCTAATTTTTGAAAAGAAACATTTGCTATTGGCACCACCAATAAGAGATAAAGAACTGATGAAAACAAGACTATTCGGGGGGTTTAAGTGTGCTGATGATAAAACAAGACGCCATGTTTATTTTTCTATTGGATACTATGTTTTTTCAGAGCCAGAGCTAAATAAACCATTAGATCAAAAAACAAGACAGGAGATTTGGGAAGAGCTAATAAGGCACAATCCAGCCTCATTTATAGGTGGGAAGAATTTTATTTCTGATTTTCCTATGATTCAGGAATTTTCAAAGGAGGGTTAATCATGAAAAAGGCATTTCGTTCTATCTACGAAATAGAAAAGACTTATTTTCCTAGATGGTATAAACGCAAGCAAAGGGAAAAAGAATCGCTAGGTGAGAAGCTGGCGAATGAGCTAATAGCTAGGCTTAAAAGAGAGCTTAGAAAAATTAACCAGGAGGCCTAACTATGTGCCTAGATAGATTAGCTGATTTTGAAGTGCTTGACCTTGGGATGATGGCCAAAGAAATGATGATTTTAATGGAGGAAGCATGGCCTACCAACTAACCCCTAAACATGCAAAACTTTGGCTTCCTGTAGTCAGAGAGCTGAGAAATTATGTGATTCATATCTGTATGAAAACTGTGGATTTGACGATAAGGACTTGAAAATCATGGCAGAAAAAGGGTTGAAATGGTCGTCATGTTTTTGTTGTCCGTGGTTTATTTTTGAAGGGAATTCCTGTTTAGTATGTGGAGAAAATGTTTTGGCTTTAAGAGAAGAAAGAGACCCTGATTGGTGTAAACAATCCATTAAGCGACTTAAGCGATGGGAGAGGGAGTTGGAGAAGATTATAGCGGGGGGATAAGAATGTATAAGGAATTTAAAAAATTTGGTTTCTTATTTCGAAATTATTGGAAAACTTCTTGTGATTTTGGTGGATTTTATTTTGAACCTTTTTGTTTGTCAGTTCACTGGAAAAGTCTTTTTGGAGAGAAAAAACATATTACTTTTGTTATCTTGAATTTTGAGTTTAGTTTTGAATGGAAATAGGGGAAGAAAGCAAAGAGGACTGAGATAATGAACACTGAAGAACAAAGAAAAATCAAAAAAGAGAAGGCCGAAAGAAAAGCTAGACGTCTTGAAGTCCGAGCTACTCGGCTATTAAAAGAGGCACAAAGGATTGAAGACTCCTGGCCAAAAAATGTTATTCATGACATTGCTTTTATTACCCAACCAGGACATATCCCGCTTAGAGCTAGGATTATCAGGCAACATGATAAAGTTTTGAGATTGCGAGAAGAGGCGAAAAGGTTACTAGAAAAAGCCGAGAACATTCGGATTTATGGAAGCAGAATTAAAGGCGATGCTGAGAGAGCAAGAGAAGAAAAAAGAGAGAAATTAGATCAAGAGGTTCAAATCGGCTCTAGGGTCTTTTGTCCGCTGTATGGATGGGGAGAAGTTCTGAGGATTTATAAGAAAAGCTATCGAGTTAAATTTGATAGAGGCTTTATTCTCACCGTGGATAAAGCGCTTTTTGAGTTGAGGAAGGGAGAATAACATGACTAATGAAACTCAACTTTTTTATATTGAAACATTTATTGATTCTGATAGTCTTCAGCGAAGTTTTTTGATTTGTGCTAGTGGTGAAGACGAGGCTCTTGAGATATTGCGGGAAGAATATGGGGAAGTATTTTATCGCAATGTCGATCTTACGATTCATCTGGGGAATTGGGAGCAAGTGAAAGAAAAGTTAGACGAGGGGAAAATAGTAGAGGTTTTTTAAGGAGAATGGAGAATATTTTTCAAAAAAAAATTAAATCAAAATTGGCGGTTATTGGAGTGATAATGGTTATTCTAGCTTTTTCTCTGAAGAATTTGGGCTAAATCTTCCTATGGAAGCTATTATTATGATATTAACTCTGATTATAGGTATCTTGTTCAGGGGGACTACAAAAAGGAGTTAGCATGATTTCCAAGTCTTGGGGGATTGAGGAGGGGAAAGAATGTAAATATGGTAAAAAACAAAAGTTGAGGGGCATATCTTGCAGGGGGAATTACAAAAAACGAAAATGATATATTTTAGGTGAAATATTAAAGCAAAATGATAAATATCGCAGAAAGAATAACGAAAAATGGAAATGATACATTTTAGTAAAAATATTAAAGTTAGAGCATGAATCTTATAGACAGAATTGCAAAAGGAGTGAAATAATGAGCTTGGTGCGAAACATCAAAGCTGAGGAGTGGATTCTTTATAGAGAATTGACAAAGTGGTAAAACGATACATATTTAACGAAATATTAAAATTGAGAGCCAAATTCCGCACAAAGGATTATAAAACAGTAAAACGATGCATTTGGATTAAAGAACAAAAGTTGGAGACTAAATATCGCAGAGGAGGTTAGTGGAAAAAGGAAATGATATCTTTAGAAAAAAATATAAAAATTGAGGAGCAAATATTACAGAGAGACACAATAAAAATAAAAATGATGAAATTTAGTCGGATCATAAAAGGTGGTGGGTAAATATCAGAAAGGGGGCAACAAAATTAACAAAACGATGAGATTAGGGAGAAACATCAAAATTATGAGATTTTCCCCTGTAAAAATTATCAAAATTAGGAGTCAAATTTCGAAAAAAGGATAATAAAAAACAGAAATGATACAATTTGAGCAAAGTATTAAAGTTAAAAGCAAATCTCCACAAGGAGGATTAATAAAAATTAGAATGGGATATTTTAATCAAAAAATCAAAATTAAAGTGCAGATTCCACAGGAAGAATTACAGGAATAAAAAATGACAAGGTTGAGACAAATTATAAAAGTTAGTAAGCTACTCTTCCCGGGAAGGCCATAAAAAGTAGGGATAAGATATTTTGGTTATAATATCAAAATTAGAAGGGAAATTTCACAGAAGGATTAATAGAAATACTAAATGGAACAGTTTTTATGATTGATTTTTATGAGAAAATATTTTATAATATAAGAGAGGAGAAAAAATGAAGGAGAAAATAAGATTAAAAATTAATGAGCAAGAGTACGAACTTCCCTATGAGGAACAATTACAGTGCTCAGAAGAAACAATCAATGAAGACCTCCAAAATCAGCCCTCCTTATTTGCCTGGTATGCAGTATTGGAAGAGCTGGCAGAGGCGGAGCTACAAGAGGCAAAATTAGCGTTAGACCTTGTTGAGGCAGAGCTAGATGCCCACTACCGATCAACGCTTGAAAAGGTCACTGAGACAAAAATCAGCAACAAAATCAAAAGCTCCGAAGAGTATATCAAGGCCAAAGTTGCTGTGAATGTCGAAAAGACATGTTGATTGCATTGGCCTCGAATATGCGAGCACAGGCCGATCCGGAGATTTTCATTAGGAAAGAAAAGGTGAAGAAAGACCTTGCCAATCCTTTATGACCGAGATAGCAGAATGAAAGCAATATTGGTCAAGGAAAAGGCATTCTGGTCAATAAAATTTTTATGGAGGTTTTAGATGACACTAAAAACAATGCCACCGAATTATGAGAGGGATAAAAAACTCCTAGAAGGAGAGCGTCGAAGAAGTATGAGTGGTGATTTTGCTGAAAAATTCTGGAAACCAAAACCTGGGGACGATAATCTGATCAGGATTCTTCCAGCAAGGCAGAATGAATCTGGAGCCACCTATCATTTCACTGCTGGGAAGCATTTTATCAAGCATGCCGAAGATGGCAGAACAGAGGCATTCATTTGCATGCGAGAGACCTATGGGCAACGATGTCCTGCTTGTGAGAAGTATTTTGAGTTGGTGAAGGTGGATAAGAAGGCCGCCGCACCGTATAAGGTCAAAAGGTTTGGGGTATTTAATGTTATTGATCGCACCGAAGAAGACCCTCATGTTAGAATCTATGAAGCTCCTCGTCAGGCGATCTGGGCAAAAATTGTTCGATTAGTGACAACTAGAGGTCGGATGAGTGATATTCTTGATGAGATTGAAATTGATGAAGAAACGGGGGAAGTGAATGTTATTAGCCCTGGAAGAGACTTACTTATTATTTTCAATCCAAATGCAGAGCCACAAGGAATGTATGCGATTTATCCGACTGATCATGAGCCTCTTGGTACTCCGGAGCAAATAGTTCAATGGTTTGAGGAAATGGTAGACCTTCTTCCGCAGAATATTTACGGGGCTATTTCCTATGAGGATGCTTATGTAAAGACTTTTGGGACTCCTGAGGAGCGACAAGCTCTTCGAGATCGTTGGCGGGATGAGCAGGAAGTTGAAGAAGATGAAGAGCCTGCTGAAGAATCGGTCGAACAGGAGAATACTGAGGAGACACCACAAGTAGAAGAGAAATCTCCGACTCCAAAGCCTGCTCCTAAACCTAAAGCTAAAATGATTTCTACTCCAAAGTCTAATCCTCAAGTGCAAGAGAAAAAGGTGGTTGAAAAAGTATCGGCTCCAAAAGTGGAGAAAGAAGATATTGCAGAGATGATACGACAGAAAGTCGCTAAAATTAAGCAAAGTAGGGGAAAGTAAGGATGTTAAGAGGAAGGGAATGGTAGATAATTGCCATCCCCTTCCCTCATGACAAAGGGAAGTAAAATGGATAAAGATATAAGAAAAAAACTTGGTGCCATTGATCTATCGAAACGCTTCAAAAAGCTGTCAAAATATTGCGTTTCCACAGGAATAATTGCTTTTGATAGAGTTATCGGAGGAGGGATTCCTTCCGGAAGATTGACTGAGTTCTATGGAGGTGAGTCCACGGCAAAGAGTCGTCTTGTGAATCATATCCTTGCAGAGACTCAGAAGGTTGGAGGTGTAGGGATTCTTGTTGACACTGAGCGTGCCTTGGATGAGGGACTAATAGCATTGACCGGTGTTGATCCGGAGAAGCTTATCTACCCCGACCCAGAGAAAATAGAAACAATTGAAGATGTTTTCAATCTCCTGGATGAGGCTATAAAAGCAATCCGCCCTCAGTATCCTGATGCCCCTGTTACTTTTGTTTGGGATTCAGTTGCGGCGACTCCAGGTATGGAGGACATGGAGAAAGAGATTGGCAGGAACGAGGCCTCCATGCGACGGGCAAAAATAATAGGTGATGGGCTGAGAAAGTTCATTCCCTTAGTGTATAAGAATCAGATTTGTTTGGTTTTTGTCAATCAGATTCGAGACAAAATCAATGTGATGTATGGTGATCAGACTGATACCCCAGGTGGTCGAGCGATAAAATTCTGGGCTTCTCTTCGGTTGGGGATGAAGATCACAGGGAAAATCAAGGACGAGACGACAAAGGAACAGATTGGCACGAAGTTGGAGCTATTTGTCAGGAAGTCGAAAGTCTCC